GATAAAGTGCTTTTTAATTTTTCGCTGGCGCCTGACTTTTCAAAACTTTTGTTTAATGGGTTACTACGAGTAGTTTCTTGTTTTTTGTTTTTATCCGCCATAAAATTCTCACCACCATTCAACGTCTACACTTGTAGGCGTTTTTTGTTTAGTAAAATCATAATGAATCTTCTTTGGTTAACTTATCGCCATCTAATTTTTGTGAAATAAATTCCAAGTATTTACGCGCATTATGTGACGATAAATCTTTAGGTAACTCATAAGTGAATGGTTGATTACCACTAGTTAAAACTTCATATACTATAGTTTCTTTTTTTATTTTGCAATTAGTTATTTTCATTATAAACTTCCTTTCAAACACTGCTGAAATAGACGTCTTTTTGATTAAACTTTATATTCTACATGTATTCGTAATCCATAGTCTGATTCTTTAGTAACAATTTTCTCTTCTAAATAATCTAAAGTTTTATACTTACCACCGTTAATATATGCGTTACAAGAAACGGTGTCTTCTATATAATTGACTAACCTTGAAGCATACTCTCTAGGCACATATCCAACGTGAAATTCAGAGTATTCATTTGAAATCATAACTTTTATCGCGTTTTCATCATAAGGATTATCCGGTTCTTTTTGTAAGAATACACCAGGAATAACCTCGTAATCAGGAATTTCATACACCTTGTCTTCATAAAGCAATTCTTCTTTAAGTTCATTCCCTTTCAAATCACTATACAAGAAAAAGAAAGCGTCGTTAGTTTTCATTTTTTTGATAAGTTTCTTTAATTCTTTTCTACGACCCTCATAATTTAATCCTACGACGTCGAAAATTTCAACTTTAGTTTGTTCATCGTCATCATTAATAAGTAGATTATCATCTGGAATAATTGTTTCCCTATTCCTAGATAATTGCATATAAGTTTTTAAAATTGAGATAAATCCTGTTAAAGGAGAATTTGTTACGAAATAAAACGTTATTTTTCTATTATCGTTTAATGTTAAAGAAGCTTGGTTTTTCCAAATAGTAACAACAGTATTGTAATCTACCACGTCTGATAACGAAATTTTAAATATATAATCTTCTTCTTTCCTTATAAAACAAATTTCCTCATGTGAAATGAATATAGAACCAATTCTCCTCTTGTCTCCGTCGAATTTTATGTCACAACTGTCGCTGATTATTGGTTCAAAGTAACTGTATTGATCTGATAATATTTTTTCATCTTGCTTTCTAGGTTTCATTTTACTATCTCCTATAAAATTACTTTCCCTACTAACCTCACACTTTCATTTCTATAAAAGTGAAGGTCGCGGTATTCTTTGTTCAGTGAGACTAGAGTCAATCTATCATCTTCAACAAAAACTTTCTTAACGTAAGCTTCTTCTTCAATAATGAATATACCAATTTGGCCATTTTTTATATTATGAGTTTTCTCTACGAATATAATTTCACCGTCTTTAAACATAGGTTCCATAGAATCACCGTTTACTTTTAATGCTAAATCATGTGGTGGGATAGGTGCTTTAACCATTTCGGTAAACAATGTTTCACCGTGTAGACGTTCTCCTACACCAGCAGAGACACAACCATTGACGTTAACTGCAATTCTATCCTGTTTATATGAATTAATATCGACAATATTATCGCCTTTAGTATTCTGTTCATCTAATTGCTCGTTTGCATAGTTAAGCACATTTTTTTGTCTTGGAGGCGTGAGTTTACTGTATATGGAAGCGATGTCGTTATTTTCAATTTTTCTATTCTTAGAAATATCAAAACCCATAAGCCACGCTTCGTTAACGTTTAAAGCCTTTGCTAGTTCAAAGACTTTGTCTTGTTTCGCTTCATATTTTCCATTTAAATAATCGCTAATTGAGTTTCTGCCAATACCAGTCCTTCTTGATAGCTCTGATTGAGATATCTTCCGTTCAGACATAATTTGCTTTAATCTATCCTTAAAACTGTTCATATTTCTGAACACCTCCTAAGAATATAATACTACGTACAATGACGATTATCAATAATTTTTAACAAATGTTGTACAGAAAAATGTATTTTATGTGTTGACTTATTTAAACAAAGGTGTTTTAATTGATTTGTACAGAAAACCGAACAAGAAGGGAGGTGAGTTTATGATATACAATTTCGATTATAGTTTGCTGTACGAAAGAATGGCAGAGTATAGATATAGCCAAAGTTCTTTAGCGAACGCAATCCCTATTTCAAGGACATCTATTAATCACAAGTTGCAAGGAAAAAATTTATTCACACAATGGGAAATAAAACGAATCTGTGAATTATTAGAAATCCCACCAACAAAAGTAGGTAGATATTTTTTTGAACAAAATGTACATAAAACTGTACAAACATCTTAAAAGGAGGAACGAACAATGCAAGCATTACAAACATTTAATTTTAAAGAGCTACCAGTAAGAACAGTAGAAATTGAAAACGAACCTTATTTTGTAGGAAAAGATATTGCTGAGATTTTAGGATATGCAAGAGCAGACAATGCCATTAGAAATCATGTTGATAGCGAGGACAAGCTGACGCACCAATTTAGTGCATCAGGTCAAAACAGAAATATGATCATTATCAACGAATCAGGATTATACAGTCTAATCTTCGATGCTTCTAAACAAAGCAAAAACGAAAAAATTAGAGAAACCGCTAGAAAATTCAAACGCTGGGTAACATCAGATGTCCTACCAGCTATTCGCAAACACGGTATCTACGCAACAGACAATGTAATTGAACAAACATTAAAAGATCCAGACTACATCATTACAGTGTTGACTGAGTATAAGAAAGAAAAAGAGCAAAACTTACTTTTACAACAAGAAATCGGAGAGCTAAAACCCAAAGCAGATTATGTTGATGAAATCTTAAAGTCAACTGGCACATTAGCCACAACTCAAATCGCGGCAGACTACGGTATATCAGCACAAAAGTTAAACAAACTACTACACGAAGCTAGACTACAACGAAAAGTAAATAAACAGTGGGTGCTTTACTCAGAACACATGGGCAAGAGTTACACAGATTCAGACACTATAACAATTGTGCGTTCTGATGGCAGAGAAGACACAGTTTTACAAACTAGATGGACACAAAAAGGCAGATTGAAAATACATGAAATCATGACTGAATTCGGTTATGAAGCTAATTTAGGGGGAGCGTAAATGACACCAGAACAAAAAGAAAAGCTAAACAATATAGTATTAACACTTTATGCAGTTAAAGAAAACAAAAGTCAAACATACACACACAAAGATACTCTTACTGTGACATATGCAGGCGAGATTGAGCACACTTACGAAGTCGACAGAGAGAAACACCTTGAATCAATGATTGAGTGGGCAATTGACCAAATCGAACAGCACTTTGATTTAGACGAAGAAGAATAACACACAATTGAACAAACAACTTAATAGGAGGAATTATCAATGAACACACTATATAAAACAACCCTCCTCATCACAATGGCAGTTGTGACGTGGAAGGTTTGGAAGATTGAACGAAATACGAGAAAGCCTGTAATCAATCGGAATGATTTTAGTAAAGAGTCTACAGCAGAAACGATTGAGCGACACAGTGATCCTGATTCAGGAATAAAACTACTTAAGGCATTTTCCGACTTCACTAAACAAGCTGAAAAGCAAAAACCTACACTAGGAGAAGTTTATAGACGGAACAAACCTGAATTACCAACCGTTACTTTAGACGAAAACGGACTGTTTATAAATGATTTTAGGGTGCCTTATGTACTTGAGGAAGGGGTTAACGTAAAGAAATCTATGAACAACCTATATAAGGTCAGTTTGGACTTTTTCGCTAAAAGTATTATTGCAGATAATTACGAAGCAGATAACCCAGAGAATCAACAGTTATTTTAGATGAAGTATTTTTAGCAAAATTTTTGAATTTACTAAAACTAGAATTGTTAGACAGTGTTTTTAAGTATAGATGGCCACTAGTGGTTAATCCAGATATGCGATGAAAATTATTATCCATATTAATAAAGCAATCACCTTTAATCACATTATCAACAATACAATTTTCAAGGATTTGTATGATCTTCGATATTATCAAGTCATCTTCATACTTTTCTCTCAATTCTAAAATATATGGATGAGTACTTATTATATCTATAAGTTCTTGGCCGTCTGTTACTGATGGATTGTCACATGCTTCTAAAACAACTTTGTACAAATTAAAGTAATCCATAATTATCCACCTCCTTTCACTAGGAGATAACTAAATTATACACAACACAAAAATAAAAAGGAGGAATAGATATGATAAAAAATAGTTTGCAAGCTAAAGAACTTGCAGTAATTTTATCTGTTTCTAAATCCAAAGCAGGACAAATAATAAGAGAACTGAATAAAGAACTTGAAGACGAAGGGTACATCGCGATACGAGGCAGAGTACCTGTCCAATTAGC